ATTCGCAACGATAGCCTTTTGCAACAAAACATCCGGGAATGTAAAAGTAGCAATACGTGTGTTATTCACATCAAGAGATTGCCAGGTCACTGTCTGCAATAGAGCAGGACGCGCCAAAATGTCCTCAAGTGTGTGCGTACGCACTTCACGACCGGATGCATATGCTACAGGTGCCAACGGTGTCATTCCGGGCAGCATAGCACGTTGCGTGGACGTATCATCTAAATAAGTTAAAATTTCTTGCGAAGAAGCTCCCATACCTTTATTCGCAGTTTCTTGTAAGGTAGTGGGGTTGTTCATAGTTCCAGAAGACGATTGAGTATTTGTGTTTGTGTTTGTAGCAAGTTAATTGTTTAACAACTTAGGAATGCGATAACTTAGTCAACAAACCAGTTGGATCGGATCAATATCCTTAAATTATAGTGGCAAACATTGATCAATAGAGGTAAATACCTCTCCACTGGCGCACAGTGACAAAAAGTATTTTGCGCCACTCGGGTCCGTCACTTCAGTATTAACGATCATATGACTGAAGTCCATGCCCAAGATTATTGTTCCATTCGGGAATCCACCCATGATTGAAAGGGTGGTTGCTTGCGTAAATGGATACGGCAAGCGTTTTTGATTTGTTTCATTTTAGTGTTATACACGCTCTCCGGATAAAGGGAAAGTTCATGCATAGCGACTGCAATGTTCTCGATCGTAGATTCTTCAATATTTAAGGTCCCACGCACCCAATTTATCATTTCCATAATTACGCTCATCTCTAAACAACCATGATATTGACGAGCAACATCATCCCATGTAAAGGAACGCTTTAGGAAATTGACTTGATCGAGTGAACGAAACGGGATAGTGCTATCACCTTTATCTTCCATTGTATATTTCATACCGATTTTCTCATACCCCTCACCAATTGTTACTTGGTTAAAAAGGTCGATGACATTATCTGAGATATTCAAGACATTGTCATCTCCGTACGAAATCATACATACTTCTTTGGTGAACGAAGTTAAGGAGCGATATTCGGTGTCTTTCATAGTGTTCAACCACACAATTCGCATCGAGATGGAATTGTAACAACTATTAAGAATCACGGTCATAGGGTTGCCCGAAGGCTGTGAATGGGTCCACTGGTAAAGATTATCGCGGTATATATGAATAGAACTGACTATGTCTTCCCAAAGAACTGTCCGTATTAGACAATTTTCAGGGCCATCATCGTACCATTCATTAACCATGTCCAAAATCCCATGCATAATTTGACTGTTCAAAGTACCGTCAAAATTGGCAAAATCACCAGCTACAACCTTATCACCCTTGGTAAGCAACGCTTTGGACAAGCGATGCCAATCACCTGAGTAAGGATTAATCCCAACAGCAACCTCGTTCGATATCATATTCTGCATTACGTGAGCATTGAAACCCAAAAAGTACATACGAAAAGCCAAGATATAATCTTGTGCTCCAGCCGCGAAAACACGTGTTTTCCCAGCTGCGACCTTATCCAAGGGTCGACGCTCGTCCTTGAGGGTATCAATCCAGTATACAGGTTGACGTCGTCCGAGACGTGCCTGGTTGATTCTGTTAGTAACAGCGTCCTTCAGTTCCACATTGGTCAAATCATAGTCTCCATCTCCGAGCCACCCTGTTTTTCCAACAGTGCCACTCTTTTTCTTGTTTATCCAAGGATATCCAGGAGAACTACGACGATTTATGGGATCCAAAAAGAGA